CCTGCCTGAACTCGAAGCCAACGCCCAAGAGCACGCCGCGACCTCTCAGCAAAGTGTGGGCAACCAGCTTGCCGCAACCGTCGACCAAACCGGCGGGCTGCCTGACATTCAGTCGGGAGCAGCTCCGCAGCTACAACCATCATCCGTGCAATGATTATCTTCGCTCCGAAAGTTGTCGAGTGGACCTCCGAGGACGCCGCGCGTCTCAAAGACTTTTTGAACTCCCCCACCGGGGCCCGCGTGCTTCAGGTCCTCGCCGTCGGGACTCCTGAGCTTCTCGACGGGTCCCACAAGAACAAAACCCTCGTGGCCTCTGGCGCTGTTGCCGGATACCAGGAAGCGGTCAACACAATTTTCAAGCTGACCTACGAGAATCCGAACGAGCCCATCGTTCCTCCGACGACCTCCGACAACTACAAATCCTTGGACGACGACGCGGCCTGGGTGGAGGAAGACAAGAAGCTTGACAAACCGGCAGAAACAGCAACCTCTTGAGTGCAGTTAAACTACGAACCGTGCTATGGCTGACAACACCAACCTCCCTGAACTTTCGTCTATCCCCCCGGGCGTAGACATCAAACCCGACAACGCGGCTATCGCCGACACCGGAGCCGCCCTCGACGCGCTTTTCAAGCCCATCGACCAGCCCCCGGGGCAAGCCCCTGGGTCTGCCGACCCCTCACCCGCGCCCACGACTGCGACGCCTCCGGTAACGCCGACGCCCGCAGCCGGAGCGCTTCCGGGGACCACCGGAGCGGCCACGCCTCCCGGAACCCCTGGGACCGCCGTTCCCCCGGGCACGCCATCGGCCCCCGGCACCTCGGTGACGCCGCCGGTCACGCCCGACCCAGTCAAAGACGAGTTCGACGCGGTTCAGCTCCCGCCCCACACCAAGTCGGAAGTGGCGCAATCGTTCGACACTCTGAAGAAAACCTCCCGCGAACGCGTCGCCGCAGCTCAGAAAGAGCGCGACGAACTTTCTGCGAAGGTGAAGGAGTTGGAGACCCGCCCCGCCGTTGACCCGAAGCTCGAAGCTGAGTTGAAAGAACTCCGCGAGTTCCGGCAGAAAATGGATGTCGAGGCTGACCCGACTTTCAAGGAATACGTCGAAGAGGTGAACGCCAACGACGACCTCATTTGGAAGAAACTGAAAGAGGCCGGCGCGAATGACGAAGTCCTCGGCAAGATGAAAGCCATCGGCACGAAGGAACTGGACTGGGAAGTGGTCCTTGAAAAGCTTCCTCCGGTTGCGCGCCGATATATCGAGAACAAGCTTGCGGTCAACGAAGACCTGAACGACCGACGAGCCCGCGCCATCGAAGACGCGAAGAAGAACGCCTCTGAGTTTTTGTCCGAGCGGCAGAAGCAGAGCGCGCAGGACGAGCTGGCCCACTACTCAAAGGCGGAAGACCACTTCAACAAAGTGTCCGTGCAGTTGCCGTGGTTCAAGCTCCAGAAGCCTGACGCCACAACGACCGCTGAGCAGAAGGCTGCGATGGAGGCCGAGAATAAGTTTTTCCTCCACGTCCAGGACCACGTCGCCAAAATTCTGAAGGACCCGTCGCCCGAGATGCGCGCGGTCGTTGCAGTGGGCTACGCCCAGATGCTGCGGCTCCAGGAAGAAATTCCTGCGCTCCAAGCGGAGCACGAGTCCGAGAAGAAAACTCTCACGGACAAAATCACCGCGCTGGAAGCTCAGGTCAAAGAGAAGGACGAGTTCATTGCTCGCGTGAAGGGTGCCTCCCGCACCAGTCTCCGCGACGGTGGAGCGCCTCCAAACACCGGAGCGGCCACACAGCCCACCTTCAACGAACCCGGCGCTGTAGCGATTGACCGTTTGCGCGCCCAACAAGTGTCGGGCTCGTGACCCCTGAGACCTTTGAAGAGTGGCGGGAACGAGTTCTCATCAAGAATCGTGACGAGTTCTCTTACCTCTGTCTGGACCCCGCGGACTCCAATCCCAGCTTCTTCCATCGAGAAAGGGGTTTGATTGTTTTTGGTCGTCCAGTTCCTGCGCTTACTCCGTGGAATCTCGCTATGCTTATTCTTGAGCTTGAGAGGAACCCCGAAGCGCTCAAGTTCATCAATCGAATTCTCCACCCCTTCCGAAATCCGGGAATGGCACCCCGAGCCCTCGGAGAAACCGACGAAGAATATTATGGCCGCACCAAATGAGCCTCGACTGCACGAAGGAAAGCAGGTGGAAATCCTTCTTCCCTGGTATCGCGAGGTCGCTCCGCAAGTTGCGTTCAGCGTCATGCGTCTTATGGATAAGGGCCGCATTGGCGTGCGGGCCCGTTGGGGCGACGCAGCAGTGTGGCACGTCCGCAACGTCCTGGCGGAGGAATTTCTTCGCTCTGGTGTTGAGTGGTCTTTTTGGGTGGATGGTGATGAAATCCTTCCTCACGGTGACGCGAAGTTCTTTAACGCACTCACTCAACAGCGTCTTCCTGATGCTTTTGCCGGTCTCAATGTCATTGACCGACTTCTGTCTCATGGCAAAACTCTCGTGGGCGGTGTTTATTGGGGGCGTCACCCAAACAGCAAACCGATTTATGCGGAGGCGATGACCTCCGAACGCGAGGACGCCTATGCACGCAAAGGACCCTACGACCTCATCAAGCCCACTGCCTGGGTGGGATTCGGAGCAGTTCTCGTCCATCGTTCTGTCTTCCTTGACATCGAGAAGCGTTTTCCTCACCTGGGTAGGAAAGAAGACGGCTCGGGCAGCAACTTCTTTTCTCCTAACGAACAAGATATCCGTCGAAGCTTCGACCTCTTCGGAGAAATCCTGAGGGAGGGCATTGACCCGGGTGCGAAACTCGCGAAGCTTCAGGTTCAATACGAAACTGCCATGCGCCAATCGGCGCGGCTCCCCGTCGGGGCCGGTGAAGACGTTTCATTCTGTCAGCGCGCCGCGGACTGCGGCCACATCCCGCACGTCGACATGGGACTCTACTGCGGGCACCTCGGGGACCGTTGCTACGGGAGGCTGACGTGAACAAGATTCTCCTGGCTCTCCAATTCTGGGAGAACGACAAGGCGGATGCGATGCGGATGGCGCGGTTCGTCGCGGACATTGAGCCCAAGCACTGCGAGCTGGCCGACTTCCTTTTCTGCGCGCGGTTCGACTGCAAGCACGACCTCGCGACCGTTGAATACGTCTCCCGAAAGTTCAACACGTTCTCTTTTATCAACCGGCACCGTCGTGCGGAGGGCTGGCCCTTCGGCTGCAACGAACTGTTTTTCGGGATGGTTGACCACGTCTACACTCAGATTGAAGCCAAGAAGATGCCCCAATACAAGGCCGTGATGGCTTTTGAGGCGGACGGCAACCCGATGTCCCCCGACTGGATTTCTCGCCTGCACTCGGAATGGGACCGGCTCCACGCCAAGGGCGCAAACATGGTGGGCGCACTGATTCCCCCGGGCCCGAAGGAGACGAACGGCAAGCATATCAACGGCAACTGCCTCGTCTCCGCAGAGCAGGAATACCTCCACTGGATTTCTCGCAAAATCGGCGGCTGCCGGCCAACCGCCGGGTGGGATTGGGTCCTGGCACCCCAGTTTCAGAAGCAGGGCTGGGCAAACTGCCCCGGGATGCGAAGTTTTTGGCGCTCCCCGGCCATGCCCACAGAGGTTTTCCAACGCCTTCGGAAAGAAGGAGTTTTCTTCGTTCACGGGGTCAAGGATGCGTCCATTCAGGACCATGTCCGGGCCGCTCTGGGTTGACAAAACCCTCTCCCCCGCAACTCTCTTCATTGACCTACACGCGTCCGGTCAGCGCGACTGAGCCAAATCTCCTTTGGTGGCTCGCAAAGGCGGCTGTCAGCATCCCCGAAAATGCTGAGAGAAGCTCCACGCTTCAAACTCGTGGAAATTTGTGAGTAAACCGTCGCAATAGCGACAACCAAAAAATAGTATGGGAGATTGCATCACTCCAGCTCAAGTTTCTGACATCGCTCAGAAAGACACTCAGCGCCTCGTCGGCGCTATCGCGAAGACCCTTGCGGCCAACGCGCCCTTCATGAACGTCATCGGTGGCGGGGTTTTCCCCTCCGGTGTGTCTGACGAAATCCGAACCTCCGTTCAGCTCCAAGCTGCTCCTGGCGATTCTCTGGCCCTGCCCGAGTTCGTCTGTGACACTGACCTGTGTGGAACTCAGGGTCATCAGGACCTCACCGACGCCATCAACTTCGTCAGCAAGCTCGAATCGAAGCGTGGCTTCGGTCCTCGCGTTTGCGTGAAGAAAGGCTACGCGGCCTTCAAGACCAGTTATCTGGCCTCCGAGGACTCGCTCAAGAAACTGGTCACCCAGTATATCAACTCCGACATCCGGGCTCAGCTCTATCTGCGCTCCGCGTCGAAGTTCACTGCCGTCGCCGGTTACGATTTCAACTCGCTGTTTACCGGCGGGACTGAAACCGATATCGGTGTCAAGTTCGCCCCGCTCCTGCCCACTGGGCCGATGAGCTTCAAGGCGCTCCATTACATCGCCCGCTACATCAAGGAGAACTTGTTCGCCGAGATGTTCGACGCTGGCGACAAGGGCAGCCCGCACTTCCGCGTCATCGCGTCCGCGGACCAGATTGAACTCTTTCGCGCTGAATCTGGCGTGAAGGACGTTCTCCAGTCTTACGTCACGGGTGGCTATCGCCAAGGGGAACTCTCCCTGGCCGGCTACTCCTGGGAAACCGCTCCCGCGTATCGAGGCCTCGCCTTCGGTATCGACCAGCGTCCCCTGCGCGCCACTGGCTTCAAGGCCAATGGCACGCTGAACCTCGTGGACCCCGTGACCATCGTCACGAACTCCACGAAGAACACCGCTTATGCCAAGCCGAATCCGAGCTGGCTGAACGCGGATTATGAGGTCCTGTTCCTCCTGGCCGACATGAGCTTCGAGCGCTTGGTGCCCGAACGCTACGTCGGTGAAGGCTCCTTCAAGTTCGCTCCGCAGCTCTACATGGGCGAACTCGAATGGCACTACCAAATCGACAACGATTGCAACGTCTACGGCGATTTCGGTTGGCACAAATACCAAATCATCCGGGCTTACAAGCCCATCCGGCCCCAGTTCGTGGTTCCGATTCTGTATCGGCGCTGCACCGCGGACCTCGGTCTGCCCGATTGCACGGTGCCTTCCAGCTCCAGCTACACTGGCTCTGACGAGTTCACCACGGTCGGCGTGACCTGCGAGGCCTAACCAATCTGAGAGGGAGCCGGGTTAGAATCCGGCCCCTCTCAACCATTTTTGTTATGGCTGAATTTGTTGAACACGGGCTGCATGACCAGGAGTGGCCGACGCTGGCGAAAGCTGCGAACGACCTTTTCTCTCTGGGCCTGTCGCCCTACGATGAACCGCCTCAGGTTCTCGTCGCGGTGCTCACCTCTCTTGGTGTGGCCGCGAAAACCACGGAAACCCTCGACAGCCTGCTCGTCAAGCTTCTCGCCCGGGTTTCTTAACACTGTCGGTGTTGCTTTGCACGCAGCAACGCCGGTTCGTAGGAGAGGGTTGCGGACGAACTCCGCGACCCTTTTTTGTTCGTTGACGGAAGTAATCGCGCCAAACTTATTGAGGGACTATGTTCAGTGACCCGGCACCTGTTTGGGGAGATTCGGATGAGACGCTGCTCGCAAAGATTTGTCAGCAGCTCAATGATGAAGGTTCGGGAACTTGTCCTCCGATGCACGGAGACTCCCGAAATGACCTCCTGCGGAAAATTGCCAAACTGCTGAACGGACAATGAAATGAACACCACCCCACTGCCCGGCGATTCGGACAACAGCCTGCTTTTCAAAATTGCCAAGGTCCTCGATGACGGGGGCTCGTCTGGCGGAGTCCTCTCGTTCAACGCTCGCATCGGCGCGGTCACCCTTACGTCTGCGGACGTGACCACTGCGCTGGGATTCACTCCGGTGAACAAGGCCGGCGACACGATGACCGGACTGTTCACGATTGCCGGCGACCTTCTGGACCACCTCGTTCTCGACCGAACGGCGGCGGACACGCAGGGCCCGACGGTGCAGCTCTACAAGCGCGGCTCTCTGGGCGGCGGGGCCAACGCAGCGGTTGCAGCTTCCGAGGGCATCATCAACATTCGCGCGCGGGCATGGGACGGCTCAGCATACGGCTCGGCTGGCCGGCTTCAAGTGAACGCCAGCGTCACGCAAAGCGGAACCGACCACAGCACCTTTTTCCGCGTCCTGCTCTGCCCTCCGGGCTCCACGACTGAAGGGGAAGTTTTCCGCGTCACCACTCTCGCCTCCGGGACCTTTTTGACTCTCGGCGGAGTGGCCGCAACGAATCCGGGCCTCAAACGAAACAGCACGGAGCTGCAAGTTCGCCTGGGCGACGACTCCAACTATGCTCCGCTCACCTCCGGCCTGTTGACCGCGGCCACTGGCGGTCTCGCGGTTGTCACCGACGATTCGGCCTCCATCTTTGCCTATCCGGTCCTCATCAAGAAACGCGGGACTACGGGGAACGCAGCGGCTGCCGTCGCGAACGCCAGCGAAGTCAGTGTCGCTTCTTTCCAAGCATGGAACGGCGCGGCCTACGTGACGGGCGCACAGATTGTGGTCAAGACCACTCAAGACCAGTCCTCGGGAAATGCCGGGATGCAGATGGATTTTCGGACCAGCCCCAATGGTTCCGCTGCGGCTGGTGTCCGGTGCTTGATTTCTGCATCTGGAAACTTTCTCATTAGCAACGTCGCCACCACGGAGCCCACGTCTCTCGTCGGCGGACTCGTGTTCAAGGATGGCACCGCGGCTTCCGCGGACCCCACGACCGGGAGCGCAATTTGGTCTGTCGGTGGTGCGATTCAGTATCGGACCAGCGGCGCGAATGATGGCTCCGGTGTAACGAGCCATCTCCACAACCGTGCGGCTGAGCAAGCCGGCGTTGGGACGAACTACACCCTCACGAACTCCACGGCTCAGGTTGCCTTCGGGACCACGAATGCTGCGGTCACTCTCCCGACTGCGGGAACGTATCTCATCGAAGCGAACGTCAGCATCATCAATGGTGCGACCGCCGATGACATCTACGACGCGAAGCTCCGCAACACCACAGACAACGCGGACATCGGAGTGAACAAGAAGGTTTCCGGCGGGCCAGCCTCTGGCCGCGTGAACATCTATCTCTCCGGGTTGGTCACGATTGCCGCGGCCAGCAAGGTCGTTTCCATTTTTGCGTTCAACGAAACCGCGGCGCGCGGCTCCGTTGAGTCCACCACAACTGACATCCGGTATATCCGGCTTTTCTAATGCAAGTTCCCGACAACATCAAAGTCACTGCGGCCAGCTTCCTCGGGGTAGCCACGCCCAGCACCAATATTTTCCTCGACGGTGTCGAGCCGGTGTTGAAGGTCATCCTTCTCATCGCTCAAATCGCAGTCGCAGTTTGCTCCGCGCTCTACGTTCACTCGAAGTGGAAGAAAAACCGGAAGTAAGATATGCCCCAGAATCCTTACAACGAGCCGCCCACAACGCTTGGGAAAATTCTCAACCTTGTCTACGGAATTGACAACCGACCGTATGATACCGTGGAGATGCTGTGGTCCAAAGTGGCCCGCTCTCTCGGTGCGAACATTTCTGACGCAGATGACTTGGAAACCATCTTGAGCCGTGTTGTTGATGCGGGCGGGGCTCCACCAGTGCCATCTTCGGATGAACTTATCCCGAGCCTTATTGGAGGGCCCGACACATATATCGACATCGAAGGTGTCGGATTGAGCGAGTTGGTGTCTTTCGGGGTCGCGGAATTATTTTTCTTCTTCATGGTGGATATTACGGGGATGAAGACTTTAGTCTTCCCAAATTTGACCACTGTTGATAATTCCACCGGGGGGATAGAGCTGGCGTCGTGCGCGGAGCTGGAAACGATTTCCCTCCCTGTTCTTGCTGGGGTGCTTCCTCACGTTAACTTCGAGGACCTCCCCTCGCTCACAAGTTTTTCCGCCCCCGGAGCTGCCCCTGGGGTAGTCTCGCCTACGGTAGTTTTGATTGACTGCCCAAACCTCGCAATTTTCGATGCCCCCAATCTTCTTACCGGGGCAACCGGGTTTAGTTTTTTAATTATTACGAATATTGGCCCGGCGTCATTAGACATCGGATTAACCGAGATTGTTGAAGGGTTTATTCTGGACCTCGAAAACTGTCCGGGATTTGCCGGGAACAAAAATTTCTCGACCCTGAACCTTCTGACCAACCGGTTGACTATTTCGGGCACATCGGCGACGGGGCTTCAATTTCCGTTGCTCCCCTCTATTGGGGCGAATCTCGCGGTGGAAAACAACCCACTGCTTACTAACTTGTCCCTTCCGCTAGTGACCACTGTGGCCGGAAATGTGTCCATCAAAAACAACGCCTCTCTCGTTAGCCTTGATGTATCCTCGATGGTGCCCTTTAATGCTTCGGCCGATGACTACAGCGGTAACGCGTTAAACCAAGCCTCCGTGGATGGAGTTCTTGCAAGATACGTGGCGAATGCCGGATATTTCTTCGGGACAATTGACCTCTCTGGGGGCACCAACTCCGCTCCGTCCCCGGCAGGTGCAGCGGACAAGGCCACCTTGATTGGGCGTGGTGTGACGGTTATCACTAACTAAAAATATGGCCAATTTGAGTCGAGCGCAGGGTCTCATCAATTTCTTGACTGAGGTGGAGAAGAATCCTGAAGGGTTCCACGAGACAGAACTTTTCCGTCACATGCCCGCATATTTTAGGCGCTCACGACAGCTTTTCAAGGCTCTGGTAGACGCCGGAGTAGTTGTTCGCGTAGGTCAAAAACTAAAGGGAGTAAAGAAATGAAAACTCTGTTCGCCTCCCTTCTTATCGCCGCTTCTCTGTGCGGGTGCATGATGCCGCTCAAGCCGGGCAGTTCCTCCTTTGTGCGCCCCGATGGGTCTGCGGTCACCGTCCACCAATCGGAGAACCCGAAGACGGACACCACGCAGGACTACAAGCGTGTGACCGACTCTCAAGGCGTGGTGACCGAAGAGGTCCACACGAAAATTGGCGCGGCTCAGAAAGATGTCGCGCGCGAGATGACCGCGAAGCTCGGTTCGTTGCGTCCAGTGATGTGGGTTGGAATCTTGGTGCTGCTTTTCGGCATCGCGAGTTTTCATCCTTACTTGCGAGCCATCGTCGGGAGCGTGACGACCAGTGTCATCATCGTGGTTGCTGGCTTGGGCATGATTGTGTTGCCGAGCTTGATTGTCGGAAACGAGATTTTGATTCTTGGTGTGGGGGTCGGAGCGGTCGTCCTCTACTGGTTCTCACACCGCCACGGAAAACTTCAAGGGTTTGTCGACGCTAACAGAGACGGCATCGACGACCGAAAGCAATAATGAGCTGCAATTCTTGTAACCAATCCGGGTGCTCCGGCAACTGCCAGGGTGACTCCTGCACGGACGCGGGACGTTGCACCAATCGCTGCACGCCTTGCAACACGAACTGCGACGCCAATAGCGCGGCTTGCGAGACGCTCCCGAGCGCACTCGAAAATTTCATCCGCTCCTTTTACGGTCCGGGCCTCATCAAGACTGAAGTCGACGGTCAGGTTCGCTGGGTCCTTCCTTGCGACCTCGACACCGGCATCCCTGGGAATCCGAAGGGCGACGACGAGGGCCTCGCCTGCTATTTCAAGCGGCTGTTCGAAGACGGTCTCGTTGGTCTCGCCGGCCCCGAGGGCGCGAAGGGCGAGACGGGCGAAGCCGGACACAACGCTTACACCGTGGCCACCTCTGCGTTCAATCCTCCGGGAGTGGGCCAGTCGGTGCAGTTCAGCTTCATCCCGAGCCCGGTGGTTTCGGAAGGACAGACGATTTTCATCCCCGGCTCCGGGTGGTATATCATCACGGAGATTTTCCAGTCCTCGGTCATCTTCGCTACGCTCGTCGAAGCGATTCCTGCCCCTCTCGCGGTCATCCCGCCTGGGACGCTCGTGCTTCCCACGGGCCCTCGTGGTCTGACCATCACGGGCCCCCAGGGTCTTCAAGGCGCAAAGGGCGACACGGGCTCGCAGGGCGCGACGGGCGCGACGGGTTCTCCGGGCGCGACGGGCTCACAAGGTCCGGCTGGCGCGACGGCGACGAACACCAACGCGAAAGTCATCCCGACTGGCGCGGATTACGAGATGACCAACGCCTACGCGCATATCGTCTTCGGGACGGATGAGCTGGACACAACTCTGGCGACGGCGGGAACATACCTTTTCAACATCCAGCTTTTCGGAACCAACAACGCGGGAGCACCGCGGCAGTGGAGTTTCAAGCTGGTGAACCAGAGCACCGCGACCGACATCGACGACTCTCAATACAGCGTGGAAATTCCCACGACTTCGAGCACGAATTTCAACTGGACCGTGTTGGTCACCACGTCCGTCGATGGGCACGTCATCGAAGTTCAGGGAATCTCCGCCACTGGTGGAGCCACCGAGCTGATTGTCGCTCTCGACTCGCGAATCTCGTATGTCAAATTGTCGTAACCAGAACCCGGTCATCCGAGACCCGAATCTCGGCGACTGCTGCCGCCCGGCGGCGGGGATTAAGCGTCTCGACAAGGTGCCGCGCACTCTGCCGCGTCGCCGGCCAAGCACTTCTTGTGAAGAGGTGCTTCAAGACGAAGCGGGGTTCGCAATTTTGGACGAGGCCACGGGCAGCTTCATCCATGACGACTTGAAAGAAAACCCAGACTGTACATGAGCAAAGTTTCTGATTACGTAGAGGCAACAGAGTCCGTTTCTCCAAACGGGGGCTGGATTTTCATCGCCGAGTTGCAAGACGACGGCTCTTACATCACAAAGAAAATCGCCCCGCATAACGTCGGCGCGGTTGGTCCCGCCGGCCAGCAAGGCTTGCAGGGCGAGCCCGGAACTCCTGGCGCTCAAGGTGAGCAGGGTCTTCCCGGAACTCCTGGAACTCCCGGCACCAACGGGACGAACGGCACCAATGGGACGAACGGCACCAATGGGACGAACGGCGCGGCCTCTGAGGTCACGCGCTCTGCCACGGACTCTGTGGCTGTCGGGGTGGGCTCGAAAACCTTCAACTACACGGTCGCGGCCACTAACCTGGGCTGGGCTATCGGCACGCGGTTGCGCGCGGCCAGCGCGGGAACTCCGGCGAACTATGTTGAGGGCCTCGTGACCGCGGTGAGCAACACCCAGGTCACAATCAACTCAGACAATTTTGGGGGTGCGGGTTCGAGCGCGGACTGGAACATTTCGATTGCAGGCGACAAGGGCGCGACGGGTGCTACGGGTGCTGCCGGGTCCGATGCAACGGTCGTGGCAGAAGTCAAAATCCCGGACGGTTGGTGCGTCGAAGTTTTCGACGACTACTCGGCTGGTGCTCTCGCCACTCCTGACAAGGGGCTGGGCTGGGGGGCGAACGGCTCCATTTCCGGCGGGTCCATCGTTTCTCGGAATATCGCCAACGGAAAATCGGAGAAGCGTCTCGAACTGAATAACGGAGAATACATCCGGCAGTTTTACTTCGGCAGCGAGTGGCACCGCATCCAGATTGCCATCCTCTGGCGATTCACTGGCTCCGGCAACTTCAACGCGAGCGGCGCGGTTGGTGTTTGCAGCGGAGCAAACTTTCGTGGCTTCAACTCCACGAACTGCGACAATTTCTTGGGGGTCAACTACGATGGCGCTGGCTCTCCAACTCTGTGGACGGATACGGCTGAGACGGCGCTCAACTCCTACCTCCAGAGCGTGAGCACTCGCTGGGCTACCCGGCGCGTGAACACCACGACCGACCGCGGAAGCGGCGCGGGCTCTGACGGTCGTCGGCATTCCCGCACTGAGGCCTATCGGTCCCTTTTGCTTTTGGAGTTTTCTCGCCCCGTGGCGGCGACCACCGCGACCGCAGTGACCTACTCGGTGGCGATGCGGTCCACGAACATCGACCGAATCAACTTCTCGCTCTCGAAGAGAGTGATTGAAGATGTCCTGAATGAATCTAACGGAACAGTGGGTGGCAACACCAACTGGGCGACCATCACCGGGTCCGCGACGGGCCCCGGCGGGACGGTCACCAATTCGTGGTCTTTCGACGAGAGCACGGGAATTTTCGACTCCCTAAACATCAACTGGGATGACACAACTCATCTCATGGAAATCGCAGCCATCGCGGTTCGGAAAGTCTACTGATATGCTACCAATCCTCCCCACATCCGCGGCGTTCAAGCTCCAAATTGACCAACGCCGACTCATCATCAACGCCGCAGCCGGGACTCCGAACCCCGAGGTGACAAAAAACCTCCTGTTCGGCCTGCTTCGAGCCATCGAGTCTGAGTTGGCCCGCGCGCTTGACAATGACACTTTTGTTGGCACCTCTATTCAGGTGACCGTGGACCCAAACATCCTGGCGATGTCGACAGCCGTGCGCGTGCGAAACCTGCTCGTTGCTCTCGGCTACACGGTCCAGCTCGATAGCAACGTAGCAACCATCTCCTGGTAATGAAGACCCCTATTGACCTCGGAAAAGAGTCGAGCGGCCCGTGCTGCGTCGACATGCCCTCACCCTCGGAGAGGAAGAAATATTACCCGTCCCTCTATCTGGACTGGGACGATGAGTATAACTTGCCCAAGTCCGGCACGATGGTCGTGCGATTCAAGAAGCGCAGCGAGACCACTCGCGAGACCGACAAGGAAACCTCACAGTCCGTCGAACTGGAAATCCTCTCGATTGAGGACGTGAAAGCCGACAAGGAGAACAAATCCGACCGCGAGGGCGGCAGCGAAGCACTCGACAAGTATAAGAAAGAGCTGGACTAATGTTCCTCGTCAAAGAAGTTTGGTCTGAAGCCAAGAAGATTTTCCGTCACTGCGATGAAACGCAGCTCTACGAGAAAATGGGCGACTCGTATGAGTTGCTGGCTTCGAAGGGCGAGATTGACGCCCTCATTGGATACGTCGACATCTGTGTTGACGGAGCCCAGTGCATCACGCTGCCGCGGGAAGTCGAGACGGTCCTCGCCATCAACATGGACGGTCATCCGACGATTGGCCGGAACCCTCTGCATACTTTTCACCTGAACGGGCCCGGGGACTTCACCACTCTCTGGCGCGCGTGGACCGACCTCGGGAACTTCCCGACGTATCGAGACCTCCCCTGCCCCGGCAAGCTCGTGGCCTACTTGGACAGCGAGGAAGACGAGGGCAAAGAGCTTCGCGTCTTCGGTTACGACAACCAGAACCGCCCTCTGCGGACCCAAGTCGGCGGAGTGTGGAGCGACGGATATCTCGTCCCCACTGTCTTTGGGTTTGCTTTGCCGGACGTAAATGCGCCCACGGTCAGCCGTATCAGTCACATCGTCAAGGCCAACACCGTTGGTGACATGCGCCTATCGTCCTTCGACAACTCTTCGACGGTGAACAGTTCCACGGGCACGCTGCTCGGAATCTTCGAACCGAACGAGACCAAGCCGATGTTTCGCCGAATCAAGCTGGGCCGAAGTGCCTGCTGGGTTCGCGTCTGCTACCGCAAGCGCAGCTACCGGCTGTTCAGCCAGTATGACCGGATTCTTTTGCACAGCCGCCTCGCCTTCGTCCTGGCGATGCGCGCAGTTCGTTTTTACGACGACACGGACATCGCGAACGCCACCACCTACGAGGCTCATGCTGTCCGAATCCTGACGGAGAAAGAGGCCAGCCTCGAAGGTCCGGCGCTCACTCCGATTCAAGTCGATGACCGCAACAGTATCAAGAACCCCGGTTACGACGAGGTTGAGTAATGGCTTCCGCACCCTTCCTTGAAGATGGAGACGTTAGTTTTGAAATCGGGATGGACTCGAATACCCATCCGATTAAACTTCCTCCTGGAAAATACGCGCGCGGCGAGAACATCGTCAACCGCGGCGGAATCGTTCAGTGCCGCCCTGGCTACCGCTGTCTGACCGCCCTGGCAGACGGACGGCTCCAAGGGTTCACCCTTTTCAAACCAAAGGTCGGGGCTGAACAACTGGTCTTCATGGTTGACGGTCTTCTCTACGTCGCCGATTTCCCGTTCAACGAAGCCCGACCTCTTGGTGATGTTATTTTCTCGTCCTCCGCCCGGCAAGCCTACTTCGCACTGGTGGAGCAGACGGTGCAGCAGAACATCGACGGCTCACTCACTCTCATCGCCCCGAAAAATCTTCTGGTGATTCAGGACGGTGGCTTCACCCCGCCGGCAATCTATGACGGCACACGGGTCACGCAATCCCGCGGACTCGGGGCGATTCCAATGGGCGGGCCCATGCGTTGGGTTGGTGACCGGCTCTGGATTGGCCGGGGCAGCGAGCTTTTCGCGTCCGACATCAACAACCCCACCTCTTTCATCGAGGACGTTTACCTCGCCACGGTTCAGGCCTTCGTGTTGCCGGGAGAAATCACTGCGCTCGCGCGCAACCCCTCCAGTGACACCGGACAGCTCATCGTTTTCACCGAGAGCACGACCACTCTGATTCAGGCCGGCATTCGCGACCGAACCCAGTGGCCCGTCACCCCCGACATGCAGCGAGAAATCCTGCCGAAGATTGGGTGCAAGAGCCAGCGCTCCGTGCTTGACCAGCAGGGAATGCTCTGGTGGTATTCGTCCAGCGGTCTGGTCTCGCTCGACTCCGCACTCAGCACCAAAATCACCAGCAAGCTCCCCTACCGGGATAGCGAAATGATGGAGAGCAAGAGCCGGCTGTCGGAGGACCTCACTGGCGTGGCCAGCGGTTCGTTCGAGAACTACATCATGGTCAGCGTCCCCTACGGCGACATTTTCAACCGCCACACCTGGGTCATCGACAATTCCGTTCTCCAGAATATCTCTGAGGACCTGCCGCCTATCTGGAACAGCTTCTGGACCGGGACGCGGCCCGTGGAGTGGGTCACCGCCGAGTTCCACGGAAAGCAGCGCGTGTTCTACATCTCCCCGGATTATGACGGCGTGAACCGCCTGTGGGAAGCCTTCTGGCCCGACCGGCGCGACGAGGCCTGCCCGATTTCGTGGTGGTTCGAGACGCGCGGCTACTTCGGGCCTGCCGGCGCAATCCTCACCCGCAAATCCTTCCGCTACGCGGACGTTCAGCTCTCCGAGATGGTGGGCGACGTGGACATTGGGATTTTCTGGGCCGGCGCGCGGCGCGGGAAATACAAGCAGATTTTCAAACAGCGCCTGACCGCGACCGAGGGGTGCTTCCGCCCGGACATGGAGATTGACATGAACACGAAAATCTTCGCGTTCAAGAAGCAGTCGCGCATGGTCCGCACCGAGGACGCCAAGGACCTCATCGAGAACCAGACGCAGAGTTCGTGCGGCGTTGAGTCTCCGTGGACCGAGTTTTTCGACGACGCCTTCCAACTTCTCGTCGCCGGCAGCGGCCCCTGTGCCGTTGACGCCGTTCGAATCCTTTACGAGCCTCCCGTTTCTCGCAACGACCTTCTTCGGACGGACACCTGCGAAAACGAGACGGAGAAAAACGTGGTCCGCTTCGACGGGGCCGCTGCCGAGTCGGCCAACGACACCGCGGCTGCTCAGGACGCACTCTCTCACGACATTCTTGAGTTCACCTCTGCGCGTTCGACTGCCGTCACCAACCAAGGCTTCACCGAGGTTGCCGTGGGCGAGGGACGCAGTATCATCTCGCAGGCTGACGCAGACAAAATTGCACTCCGAGTCGCCGTGCGGAAGGCGTCTCACAAAATCGAGGCCAGCCTGCCCCTGGTTGTGAGCCTGGGCGCTGCCGCCAACGAGGCCGAAGAGAATGAATAACCTGAACGCACTCCGCCCCGTCACCCGCCGGGCAATCACTCTCTTCTACAAGAGCCCGGGAATCTGTGAACTCCCCGTTCCGCTCAGCGGTTCGGCGCAGTCCGCGGCTGCCAACATCGAAATCGTCCCCGTGACCCGCAAGAACGGGCCAGACTCCCTCGAAGCAATCGTCATCGACACGGACGTTTCCCTGAACTGGCCCCAGGTCAGCTACATCTTCGCCTACGTGGTCTACCGGGCGACCAACCCGGAGGGCCCGTTTGCCCTTTTGACCTCGAATTTGCTGGAAAACTCATTCGTTGACACAGGGCTTTCCCCTGGAACCTATTACTACAAGGTGACGGGCATTGAGCCGGACTTCGGCGAAACGCTTCCCACCCCGCTTGTCTCTGCGACAATCTAACCATGAGCCTGTTTAAGACAAATCTAGTCATCGTCGCCGCGCAGCTCCCGCCCGATTTCATCGGCAACCCGCAGGAGTTCTTCGAGGCACTCGTCGAGCGGATGGAAATCCAATCGCCGCAGGGCACCAGCTTTTTCGTCGTCGGCGACGCGGAGCCCAGCTCGAACGTCGGGCCCTGGCTAAAGAACGGGACCCAGTGGTGGGTCTTCGACATCGACGAAGGCCGCTACGTCCCCCTCGACATCAGCGCGTCCCTGAATCTTTTCGTCGTGGGTCCTAACACCCCCGCGACCCCGCAGCCGGGTGAGCCTACGCTGTGGCTCCGCACCTTCGAGACCCGCGGCATCGGCTGGTATGGCTGGGACGGTGTCACATGGCGAGCGCTGGCGAATGTCCCCCCGAGTGGGAGCACCGCGCAACGCCCGACGAACCCCGTCGACCTCGAACAATATTTCGACACGGACATTAACGTGCTCATTCACTGGGAGCGCGGCGCATGGCGCACGGTCAGCGGCAGCCCCGGTGACATCAAGTTTGTGGCTCAGTCGCTCCTTTCGGACGCCCTGAACTTCAACCCCGGCTGGCAATACGTCGGCCAGGACGACCAGACTCTGCGCGGAAAAGTTTTCGGCGTGGCGACGCAGGACCTGGGCTCCGGCGGAACTGCGGCCTACGCGACCGACTCTGGAATCACCCCGCGTGATGCCGGCGAGCAAGACGGCGAGGAAACGGTCATCCTGACTTCGGCGCAAATCGAGCAGCACACGCACTTGATGGGTCATGCCACGGCGCTTAACTCCGGCAACACGATTCAGCTTCACCGCGGGAAGGACACCGAGACCATCAACATCCCGCCTGTCCTGCCTCCGAACTATTTCGAAGTGAATGGCGATGGCGGAACCAACGGAACCAAGCTCGGCACTGCCGGCGACGGTCCCGCGGGCACACAGCTCATCACCAGCCGCCAGCTTTCCCTGGCCGATTGGGAAGACTACACGGGAATCGCTGAGGCGCACAACAACATCCAGCCCACTGTTTGGCTGTGGGCTCTCGTCAAGACGTGAACCAAATTTCTGTCCAAATCCTCGACGACTTCCTCCCGCAGCCCGAGGCCTATCGTCAGTATGCGCTCTCGCGCAGGTTCTACTCCATCCGCGGCCCTGATGGTGAGCGGTATCCGAACGTCCACGTTTTCCCGTCGGACGAGTTCGAGGAACTCATGTCTCTGCGCCTCGGGCGCAAGGTCACGATGGACCACAATCTTTTCCGGCTCAACCCGAGCGGCGATAATCACCGCATCCACGCCGACACGGCGCACTCGCCCTTTGCCTACGTGCTCTATCTCAACCCGCCTGACCAATGCCGCGGGGGAACAGCCTTTTGGCGCAATCGCAAATACGGCTGGACCGACTTTCCGTCCTACGAGGAAATCAAGCGCATGGGGAAATCTCCCGCGCGCGTCTGCGACGAAATTCTCGCGTGCCACGACGACCTGTCGAAGTGGGAACAAATTCATCTGGTGGACATGAAGTTCAACCGCATGATTTGCTACCCGACGCGTCATTTTCATAGCCGCTGGCCCCTGATGGGCTGGGGCGATGCAGCGAAAGAGAGCCGCCTCGTAGCCGTCGGATTCTTTGGAGTCGAATGAACTTGCTCGAACTCAACGCCAGCAATCTGAACCTCACGTTCCCGATTGGTCACGCCTTCTCCGCGGAGGCTGGTCGCAAACCTTTTCGTGACGACGTGTTCTCGCAGCTCTGGCAGAACCTGCTTGAAAGCGGGCTCGGAAAAATCTACGCGCTGGTGGAATACGGCACGGAGAAACAGGAGTTCCGCGCACTCGCCCTTCTCGGTGCCACTTTTCTGCCCGACCCGTTCTCCGGTGAGATGACCGCGGCTGAGCACTTCTGGTATGTGCTGCCGGAACACCGCAAGAGCGGCGTTGGTCTCCAATTGCTGGACATGTTCGAGAAGGACGCGAAAGACAAGGGCTGCACCTCTGTCGTGATGGTTCATTTCATGCACATGGGAACGGGGCTACAAAAACTTTACGAAGCCAGGGGCTACAAGGCTCTTGAGCAGACTTACAAGAAAGAAATCTAAATGGCTGTCATCACTGCAATCGTTGTCGCTGGCGTCGCTGCGGGTGCCGCAGCCGGCGCAGCAGCCGCCAAGAAACACGCCGCCGACAAGGCCGCGCACGCGCAATCTACTGCCCTAAAGGGCCAGAAGAAAATCCTCGGCGAAGAGTTGAGCTACAGCCGCGTGAACCAGCAAGCCGTGGACGCTGAACGCGCCCGCGCGAAGGAGCGCATTCGGCTGCAAGAAGAGATTGACCCCGAGTTGGCAGAGATGCGGAAGCTCGGCAAGGCCCAGCTTTTGGCTGAGGCGCAGAAGCCCGGTGCAACGCGCGAATCTGTCCAGGTTGCCAAGCAGCTTTTCACGGAGAACATTCAGCCCGACCAGAACCTGGAAAAGCTGAAGGACCAAATCATCAGCAAGGCGCAGGAGAAGCTCGCCCAGGGCGCGCAGTTGCCCCCAGAATTTCAGGCGGAGTTGGTCCGTGCCGGCGTCACCCAAGCGGGTCAGGCTGGAATCAAGCCCGTGGCCAGCACCATCGGCGGGAAACTCTATCAGGCTCTCGGCAGCGCAGGCGTTGCCCTCGAAGCGCAGCGGAATCAGGAAGCACAGAATCTGGCGCAGACCGCCGCCGGCTTGCAGGAGTCTCGTGCGAAAATCCTGTCGTCCATTTTCCCCACCATCAGTCAGAGCGAGCAGACGCAGCGACAAATCGCCGCCGGCACGTTCGGCATCGGCGAGTCCACGCTCCCGCAGGCCGGTCTTACCGGCGCGGAGGCGGCGAACTTGCAAATCAATCGCGGCAACACGCTCCTGAAGATTCGCGGACAGCAGGGCCAAGTGAAGGCGCAGAAAGCCCTCGCAGCCGGCGAAGCGAACGCCGCCTACATCAAGGCGGGTGGACAATTTGTCACCGGGGCCCTCGGCGCTTACGGCGGGGGCGGAGCCGGTGGAGTTGGCGGAGGCACGCTCGGTCTCGGAGGCCAAGCGGGCACGACCGGCCAATTCGTGAATGAACTTCGCGCCCAATACTAATATGCCCGGCATCGCAGAACTTCAGCCAGCTCAGATTCAGGCCAACTCTGTTGGCGCTGTCACCAACCCGAACGTGGACGTGTCCTCTCTGGGGACGCTGCCCGAGTTCCAGGACTTCATGAACGCCTACAAGCAGGGCGTCATCACCGCGGAAGACATCAAGCGGCGCGAGATTGTCGGCACCACCGGCTACGAGGCCGAACGCGCGCAGAACCTCGCGGCCAAGGGCGGGGCGGAGCAAATGGCCCTCGACATCAGCGAGGTTCGCCCGATTCAGCGCGAGCTGGCGAAGGCGCAGGCGCAGGGCGGAGTGGAACAGCAGACTTTGCTGAACCAGATGAACAGCTCGGACCCGAACATCGCTTTGCCGGCGCAGGAAGCTTTTCATAAGCGCCAGGACCAGCTCGGTGCAATCAAGGTTTTCGGCACCGCGACTCCGAAGCTTGAAATCAACGCCGACGTGAAGCCCGAACCCTTTGACGAGTGGGTGAACCGTCAGGCAAACAATTTTCAGGGGACGGACGCGGCCCGCGCCTCTTACGAAACCCAGCTCCGCCTTGCCGGCGAGAAGGGCGACGAATATCAAGCGGCTGTTGCTGCGGCCAAGAGTCGCACGCGCGTGCTCGAACCCGGCACTCCCGAATACGACCTCGAACTGTCTCGGCGCGTCGACAAGTCGCTCACGCTCGCGCAGCACCGGGCCATTCAGCTCGACGCGCTCCGTGAGTTCAGCAAGGCGCAAGGAAAAGCTGCCGGAGAAGCCCCGCAGAAATCTACGGAGCAGCAAACCGCGGCGGCGAAAGACCTGCGAACCTCTTTTAACGGTCTCAAGGAGATTGACGACTTCGCGAAGGTGGACTCGGCCTATAAGGGCATCCTTGTTTTGACGGACCCGACGGTTGAATCGACTCCGCTTCGTGACCAGGGCGCAATCTATCAGTGGATGAAAATCCTCGACCCCAGCTCGACCGTTCGCGAGGGTGAATACGCTTCCGTGAAAAACGCGAAGGGAGTTCCCGACCGCATCCGCAACTGGTGGAACCAGACTCTGACCGGGAAAATTCTCACGCCGGAACAACGCATTGAGCTGCGCGAAGCGGCCACGCCCATCTGGCGCTCTCACGTCCCTGAGACCCGAATCAACCAATACACTGAACTCGAACGGTCCGCTGGATTGCCGCAAGGCTCCGTCGTCCCGATTGAGTATCGTGCCGCCCTCGAAGGCGCTCCGGGTGTTCGTCCGAACGCTCCCGCAGCGACCCCGTCTGTGCCCCGCCCGACTGTCGAGCAGCAAAGCGCTGCGCCGACGGTCAACTCTCCCGCGGAGGCAATGAAACTTCCCCCGAACGTCCAATTTTTCAAGGACCCCAGCGGCACGCTCCGGGTCAATCCGAACTTCCAACCCGGCACCTGATATGGCTGAGAACGCAGCGGCAGTTTCACTTCCGCCTGTGCGGCTCGACCCTACTCAGGGCAGCAGCCCGGCGCTCAACACGCAGGACCCGTGGGCGGCTTTTCCAACAGCCCCGCCTCCGGCTGCGTTGAGCCAACCGATTTCTCTGGATGAAATTCGAGCGGGTCAAGTTAAACCTGCAAGTCAACCTTCAGTTGCAGCTTCAACTCCTGAGGACCCCTGGGCAGCCTTTCCAAAGGCCGCGGCCCCCGCGAACGAGTGGGAATCTTTCCCCAAGGCCGGCGAGCTGAAGGGCTACGACCTCACGAAGCTGAAGGCCACGAAAGTCGAAGACCTCGTCAAGGACAAGTCGGAGTTCAACCCCGTGGAGTTCTACGCGAAGAACACCGAGGCGCTCCTGGCGGACCCCGCAGCGCTCGAACTGGTGGAGAAGGCCTACGAGCAGCGGGAAAAAGAGAAGATGTCCGCCAAGGAATTTTTCCTCAAGGCGAACCCCGTCTACGCCATCCTGCACCCGATTGAATCGGCGAAGACCGCCGGCAAAATCGTCAAGGGCGGCGCGGAGTTCATCGGCGCACTCGGCAAGGGAGTGGGACAAGTTTTTGCGACGGGCGGAGAAGTGGCTGGGAACATTTCCAGCGGCGACCTCCCCGGAGCGGCCAAGGGAATCTCTGAAGCGGCTGCCGCTTTCGACACGGCGCAACAGCATTGGGTGACCACCATCACTTCGAAGCTGCTCCCGCGGCCCGACAACATCCGCGAACGTCTCGCATACGATGCGGACTTCAAGCGGCGTGAGATTGCCTCCGCTGCCGGCAACGGCGAACTCGCCAAGGCCCTGGGCACTGACCAAGAAGGCTTGAAGGCCTCCGGCGTCACGCTCGACACGGACGCGATTCAGAAGCTGTCCGTCATCGAGGACCCGATGTTTCTGGTTCCCATCGGCGGCGCAATCGGCGTGGTTGGGCGCGGTGGAAAATTTTTGCTCGGTCGCGCGGCCTCTCCGGCTGTCGCCGAGGCATTCGCCAAGACGGTAAACGGTGCGATGGACATTGCCGTGGGCGGCGCTGTCAAGGGCACTGGAAATGCAGCCGGCAAGGCCCTCGAAAAGGCCGGTGCTGCAATCGAAAAATCTCCTGAGCTGATGGGGCGCGTGGGCGCTCCGCTCCGCACTGGTGGAATCGTTCATGCCCTGTCGACGGGCGACCTTTCTGTTCTCGCTTCGACTCTCGCGGCTCCTGTCGCGTTGAAATATTCCGGCAAGGCGCTCCAGGGCGTTGGCCGGGGCATTCAAGCGGCTGCACCCGTGGCCGGCAAGCTCGCCGTCGAAGGCGCAAAGGGCGCTGCTGAAGGCGCGGCCCTGTCTGTTCCCCTTTTCATCGGCTCCACGCCTGAAGAACGCGACTCCCTTCTCGGGATGGTTGGCGGCGCGGGCCTCCTGCGCGCGGGCGTGGCCGGCACCGGCATGGCCGGCGATGTTGCGGCTCGCGCGGCGCAAGAAAAGCTGGCCAAGAAAATCTACGAGCCCGTGAGCCGCGGCCCCATCAAGGACTCCCCGATTTACGGGACCGACGGACGCCTCGATTCCGCGAACGTGGAGCAGACCGCCAAGCTTCCGCCGGGCGAGCAGTCCGTGTTGAACTGGGCGCGCGAGTTTTTCCGCGACTCCGGCATTGAGATTTACGCCCTGGACAAGGACACGTTCCGCAACCACGTCCCCGATGTGGCCGGCGTGGATGCCGCGGAAGGGTTTTTCACCAAGCGCGGGGAACGTATCGGCCCCGATGGCACCCGGCAGCCCGTGGTGCAGGTTCTGCTCAACCGGGAAACGAACGGCCTGGGCCACGAACTCTACCACGCGTTCAAATCTCTGGACCCCCGCTCCGCGCAAGTCCTTGAGGCTCAAATCTCGAAAACCTGGACCCCTGAGGAACAGGCTTGGATTGCAGACACTTACAACTCCGCGCTAAACGGCGGAAAACCAAAAAGCCAATGGGCTGTCAAGTATGATGAGAAACAGATTCTCGAAGAAGCTGCCGCAGAAGTCTTTGGGCGTGTCCTCAACGCCACCGACCTCAGCGGAGTCCGCCCCAGCGTCGTCAAGCGCGCCAGCGAATTTGCCTCCCGAACCCTCGAAAAGATGGGCTATCCGCTTGCGGGCAAAGCGCTTCCAGCAGGTCCCGGGGTCAGTGCCCTCGGCGTTCGGCCTGGGACAGGTGAACTCAAAGTAGCGCGGGATTTTCTCACCGACATCACCAAGCGGGTGAGCGACGGCACCCTGTCGCCTCCGAAACCCGGCGGACCGCTCGCCGCGGGCCCCGCAGAAGCCATTTCTAGGCGTCAGGCACCCGCCCAGCCCCGGACACCCTCCGAAACGACTGGGGCTTCGCCTGCCCCCCAAGGCGCAACGCCGCCACCCCTTCCCGTCACGCCGCCCGAGTCAGCCGCGGCGGCTACGGCACCGGCAGCCCCGGAGCCCCTGAGGCCGGCGGAACCGGCTGCACCCAATATCCGGGTGACCCCGGCGGAGCAGGCGGACTTCGCCGGCCAGCGCGCCAAGGTCACCAACTCCGAGCAGGCCCTGAAGGCGGCGAGCCCCGAGCAGGCCCCGAACGTCCAAGCCATCAATGACAGCATGGCCCAGGGTCACGCCGTCGAGATTGTCCACAAGGGCGTCATCCGCGAAGGCGGACCATCACCCGAAGCCCCCGTGGCTCGCGGGACCCGGCGCGCAGAGCAAGAGGCCGCATACGTCGCCGAGGCGATGGGCGCGGTGCCCGACAGCGTGCGCGAACCGCACCAGAAACTTTTCTTTGGCACTCGCTGGATTAAGGGCGGCAAGCAGCTCACCGCGCGCAGCGTTGACAAGGCACTCGCGAATATCAAGAACGCCGTCGATATGGCGGCACAGACGAAAACAACCCTCCCCTACGAGGTAGACCCCAGTGGCAAGCTGACCGAATCCGGTTGGGCGGAAGCCGTGCAGGACCTGAAGGACTATTGGACCAACCAGGACCGCGGCTTCCGCGGCGACGGTCAGGCGCTGTCCCCGGAGACTCGCACGCATGACATCGGCCAGAGCATTCCGCCTCAGGACCCGGCGGGCCCGGCTGCCATCATCTCGCCGGAGCGCACAGACTTTTTGAATCTGGTCCAGGGCCTCAACATCCCTGCTGCCGTCACGCGACAGACCAAGGGAAAAATTCCCGGCAACGTGAAGGGCCAACTTTTGGCCGAGGCCCAGGGCCGGAAACCGGCGGCACCCTCTCGCATTGCGCCTGAGGACGTGCAGCGCCAGACCTACAAACCGATTGAAGGAATCGGGACCCGCGACATCGCGGAAGTGAACCCGCTCCGAAATGATTTGCGCGCGAAGGGAGCGCCCGTCGAGAACCTCATCGAGGTCACCGAGAACATCAAGGCAGAGAACATCGAGTCCGTCACCCCACGTCCCGATGTCACTGGCCGAGGCGGCTCGACGGACATCACGCGCGCAGGATTCTCCGTCTCCGACGTGAAGGCCGAGGTGAACCGACGGCTCGAAGAGAAGCGGAAGCTTGGCAACCCAATCACGGAGCAGCTCCGAAAGAAAACTCAGCAGGAAGTCGAGTTCGATTTGCGGAACCCGCGGCGTATGGTCCGTGGTGAAGAGGCGGGCCTTTTTTCCGTCAAGCCCAGCAAGGAAGTTCGTGACGTGGCCGAAAAGGCTGCGAAGGCGAGCGGAGTGGGCGAATACAAGCCGTCTGAACGCGTCCTCAACATCAACGAGGACCTGTCGAAGCGTCTCGCAGATTTCTACGAGGCTGCGGAGTCCAAGCCTAACGACCCCGCGGTGAAAGCGTCCTACGACGCTCTGATTGACCAAGTGGAGAAGCAGGGCCAAGCCATTCTGGACGCCGGCTACAAAATCGAGCCCTACGAGGGCAAGGGCGAGCCCTACAAAAGCTCGGCTGAGATGATTGCGGATGTGCGCGACAACAAGCACATGTTCTTTTTGCAGACGGCGAAGGAGTTTGGGCGCGGAGAGAAACCGTCGGACAACCCGATGCTGCGGCCTTCGAAAGTTGTGCCCGGTCAGGTTGCCAACGACGTGTTCCGCTGGGTCCACGACTTTTTCGGCCACGCCAAGGAGGGCTATCAGTTCGGCCCGAAGGGAGAACTCAACGCCTGGAAGTCCCACTCCGAGATGTTCACGCCGGAAGCGCAAGGTGCGCTGGCCGCGGAAACTCTCGCGCAGAACTCGTGGGTGAATTACGGCAAGCATCTCCGTGACGCCAAGGGCAACGTGGCCAAGAAGGGCGAGCCCGGTTTCGTTCCGGCGACTGAGCGCCCCTTTGGCGAGCAGAAAAATATTGTCATCCCGGACGAACTCATTCAGGAAGCCTTGAAGTCGGAGGGCTCCTTCTCCGCCAAGCCCACTGGTGAAGTCATCAAGGAAGTTTTCGCCGCCTCCCCCGAAGAGTGGCAAAAGTATTTTGGGCCGCAGGGTTCGCTCACTCGTTCCGCTTACGAACTGGGCCTCAATCTGAAGAATCCTGTGGAGCTGGAAGCTCTGCGAGTCGCGCAAGAACGCGCCGCAGTCGAGTCCCGTGAAACGATGGACCGGGTGAAGGGTGGAGATTTTGACGCGCTGGACGCCGCCTCCGCGGCTGCCACCAAGACGCAGTTCTTCCGGGAAGCCATCGAGGCTGCCACGGACACCGGCTCAGCGGCTGGTTCCTCCGGTTGGCGAAAGGCCTTCCCCGAAGCCAAGCCCCCGTTCGCGGGAGAGGCCGGAAAATTCTCTGTGACCGGAGAGCGCACCCCGCTCGAAAAGAAGCTGGAAGAAAAGAAGGCTGCCGGCGTCCCCATCACGGACATCGTCAAGCGCAAGGCCCAGCAGGAAGTAGACTTTGAGGCTCGCCGGAAGACTGGGCTCAAGCCCGGTGAAGAGGCCGGCTTTTTCTCCGTTCGTCGCAAGGGCAAGAAGGTTGAGGAAGACCCCTACGCCAAATACAACGTGCCGGAGAAGGCGAAGACTGAAAAGCCGACCGGCTGGGTGCTCCCCAACGGGGAATTCGTCGGGCTCGACACCGACTACCACCAGACGTGGCTCGGCGAGAACTCGGACAAGCTGAACAAAGATTTCGGCACCAGCTTCGCCAAGGACGCCACCATTGACGACCGCATGACCGCGGTGAACAAGGGCTTCGTCCGCGTCCGCGAGTATAACGGCAAGATGACCATCGAGGCCAGCCAAAAGCATTTCAAGGGCAAGACCAAGGCGGCAATCGAGGACCTGCTCAGCAAGCACGCGGAAGACCTGGACAGCGTGAACGTCCATCTCCTGAATGATAAGGGATTCGTCGTTGACCAAGTGACCCAGAGACTGTTCGACGCGGACAACCCGCGCGACGCAGCACTCTCCGCACTCGAACGGCTCAAGCCCGAGTCGCAGGCGTCCGGCAAGGGCCCGTCGAACATCCAACGCGCCCGCGCAATGGGCGGGGATGAGTCCTTTTCCGTCGCCGCTCCCGAGAAGGTCCCCACCGACAAGGAGGTGACCAACGCCCTCAGCGAGGACAAGAAAGAATTCGTCGGCGCGCACCGCGACCTCGAACCCGGCACTCCCGTTGGCCTCCGCATCGACATCCCGGCCTTCACTCGCCACGGCACGTATGTCGTCACGGTTCACGAGAAGGCCAAGGGCGGTAGCGTTGGGAAACGCATCGGCTACGATAGCATCGCGACCGTCAACAACCCTACCTTTTTCTCCAACGAACGCGGCGCGCAGAAAATCAAGGAGGGCGCGGCCAAGTTCCCGATTGCGACCGTCGAGGGCGAGTTCAACCCGTCTCGCGAGGTCCCGAAGCTGACTGACGCGTGGACCGAGGTTGGCTTCAACCCGGACAAGCACTCCTACTTTTACGAGAAGGGGACTGATGAACCCGTGGTCAGCGGCTCGCAGGCCGTGAGTGTCGGCAACTCGGTGTTCGTGAAGGACGCCGTGTTCGGCAACAAGGGCGACTCATGAAAGAAATCACCCTCGAAGACCTGGGTCTGACGCCGGACGAAATGGAGCAGCTCGTGAAGGGCTCGCAACGCTTCATGCCCGCGCGCGAAGACGACGGCTCCCTGGCCAATATTGACCCCGATTCGGACGTTGACGACAACGCCGAACCCCCAACCTCTTAACCGTATGGCTCTGAACCTGACGACCGCAGATATCCAAAGCGCAAGCGCTGCTCCCGCACCCACCCCAACGCCCGAACCCGGCGCTGCCCCCGCTGAAGGGGCCAGTGGACCGCGGCTGCAATCGAACCCCGCGGCCATGCTCGAACTGCTGCCCGAGAAGGTGCTCGACAACCCCGTGATTTTCGCACTCGCCAAGGGCAAGCCCGGTGCCGTCTCTGCTCCCAAGAAGTCGAAGGACCCGATTGTGAAGGCGGTCATCGAGAATGCTGAGCCGCTCGTCGCTGCTGGCTTCGGGATTTACGAGAGCATCGACAAGAAAACGGACGTGCTTTTCAACACGCAGTTGATTGACGCCGGGGACTTGCAGGAGGCCGACCAACAGGGCCGGCTGAGTGAAGTTGCCCCGCTCTTTTCTTCGGTCACATCTGGTGCTGGCGCGACCCCCGCCGGGTCTGGTGCCGTGGCCCCTCCGTCTGCCCTGCCTCCGGCCTCTGCGCCTGAGAGCCAGCCCGCCCCGAGCGTCCAAACGAAGCTCATGAGTGCGCGCACGAAAAACTTGCAGCCCCCAGGGCCAACGGGAGGCGCTGCCCCCGGTGCCGGCCAGATTCTGAACTCCATTCTCAAGCAGCCGGTATGATTTTCGGGACGAACTACGTCCTGCACGTCCGCCGGCTCACAATCGGGAAGCCTGTTGGGCTGAAAAATATCCTGATGTGGAAAGTCCGCCGAATGCTTAAGGCGGGGAAAGCGATTTTTTGTGGCAGACCCAAATGACTATCAGCTCGGGGATACGGACAACAACATCTTCCGAAAGATTCTCAATCGGCTCAGCGCCTTCATGGGCGGAGGGTCTCCAACGGTCACGCTCACTGCGTCTGACGTTGAAATCGGTGCGGTTGAAATCAAGAACTCCACCCCGACCGCGGGCAGCGGAGTCATTTTCGCTCTGGTGATTCCCGCGAACTCTGGCGCGAATGTTTTCAACGCTATTGGCATCCCGTTTGCCACGGGGATTGCCATCACCACAGTCACAGAAATCGCGGACGCCGGCACAACCGCCGTCGCCGTCGACGACCTCAACATCAACATCTGGTATAAATGAAACTCTGTCCTAACGAACTCAAGAAGCTGCTGCAACGACAAAACTGGATGCAGGAACTCCGCAATCCTTCTCGCTGCATCGCCGAGGCGATTGAAAGGTCCCGCTGTCACTGGGAGGCCTACGAGCAAATCAACCGCGACTTCTGTCCGGAGGACCCGGTCTACGCAATCTCTCGCTCAGGCGTTGCGCTCTCCACGACCGCTGACCATCTGACGCTGCAAGCGGCCTCCGCTGGCCAGGGCCGTATCCTGGAAGTTCTCATGGGCGGTGAGGCCGCGGCATCCGCCGTGAACCGCGTGACAATTCAACGCGCGGGCACCAGCATCACGGGCAACTCGGCGCAGACTCCCGAAAAATACAACACGCGCTCTCCCGCTGCTGCCGGCACGTATGGCCAGACCGGGACGCAGGCGCTCGCCGGCAACCAACTGGCCGGCGCATCAACAGGCGCTCACGCAAGGGGCTCTTCCAGCGGATGGGCTCAGAGATGCACTTGTTCAAGAAGACCGGCGGCGGCGCTTACGAGCTGATGCGGAACACCACCATGAACGACATGACCTTTCTGGACCCGTTCGCATGGTCGTGCAGCTACAGCAAGAATGGCGACATCAATCTTTTCCCTCCGCCGGCACCAACGGCAAAGCGCCACTTCGCTCTACTCGGGGTCGGTTAAAAGAAGAGGGCCCCGCCACACATGCGGAGCCCTCGGGTTTGGGTGGGACTTTTTGGCGTCGCGAATTGAAGCATTTAGGAGGACCGCGCGCCGGAAAAATTCATGCGCTCTGTAGCGTCTTTCCGCAGGACGGGTGTGCCTGCACTTTCGCCTGGATGATTTGACGGACCCGCTCATTGAGGCGCTCGCGGATTTTTTCCAGCGCGGCCCCGGTGATGAACTCCCGGTCGTCCGCGGGCTGAACGGCGTCCTGGCCCCCATCATAGGGCACCAGCCGGCGAATCAGACTCTCCACCTCGGCCTCGATTTCGTTCGCCAGAAAAGATTCGGCGACGCGTTCGAACTTGCCGGCCCGCTTCTCCCGGCTGCACTTCAGCGCGTAATCGCGTGAGGCGCTCCAGTTGATAACGGACTGGCTCACCGAACCCCCTTCCTCACCGCGGGGTCGGGGTTGGCGATGTTGCGGAGCAGCTGGGAGGTGACGTGGGTGGCGATGTAACAGCGTCCGTGCTCGATTAACACGCGTTCATCCTTGCCCGCGATTCTGACAGAGGTCTCTGTTTTCATGTTGGATTCTCTCACAGTGTTCTCGGTTTGTCTAGCGAGCCCGCACCAAAGTTTTCTTGGCGCGGGTCACGGCGACGTAAAAAATGTTCGACTCTTCGTTTGCTCCGTCCCTGTTCTTGAAGGTGGCGTCCAGGATGCAAACCCGGTTCCATTCGAGCCCCTTCGCCTTGTGGACGGACGAGCAGACCACTGCCGGCGTGCGGTTGCCGTTGCTGTCCTGGAAAATCTCGGTGATGCGAGCCTCGACTTGCGAGACGTTCGCGCAGCCCTCGGAGATTGCCGTGAGCGTGGCCACTTGGTCCTTGGCGAGTTCAACCTTGCTCTCGACGTGCTTTCCACCAGCGGCGCGGGCGCGGGCCATTTGCTTTTCGCCCCACAGCTCAAGCTTGCGGAGAAAATCGGGCACGCTCTTGGCCTTCAGCTTGCGAACCATGCCGACGAGCTGCTGGCCGATGTCGCGGCCTTCCACGCGAGCGGGCGTTCCCTTGCGGAGCAGGCCCAGGCAGATTCCCATCAGCGGGGCGTTGAGTCTCGACAGCACCGCGTCACCGGGCACCAGAGAAGCCACGGCGGCGTTCACTGTGGTCTCGATGACCTCGCCTTCGGGCGCGGACGGGGCCGCGGTGTAATCGGAAACGATTTCGTTCGCCAGGGCCACAACCGCCTTCGGGCAGCGGTAGGTGGTGGTGAGGCCGAGCGTCGGAGCGCTCAGGCGCATTTTCATCAGGTGCATCCCGTCGGACGCAGCGCCACGGAAACCGTAGATGGCTTGGCGGTCGTCGCCCACAATGCAAATCCGGCCTCCAGATTTGCAGGAGCGCTCTGCCATCATGAGCTGGGGCATGTTCATGTCCTGCGCTTCGTCCACGACCACCAGCTCGAACGTGGGCTTGACCCAACCCGCGGCGACCGGCAACCAAACCATGTCGTTGAAAGAAATCCGGCCCATGCCGTCCTTTTCGAGCGACACGCGCAGCACGTCAATCGCAATCTTCGCCAGCTTCGCCGGGGGAAAAGCGGTTTCGAGTTCGTCGGGGGCGCAGATGTCGCGCGCGTCCGCCAAGTCGAGAACGTCGTCGAGGTCCGGCACCCCGCAGAAGCAGTTTTTGCAGAAGCCAACCAGCTTGACGACCTGGGTGGTGATTTCCTCGGGGAGCCCGGGGCTGACATGCTCGATGCGGTCAAACTCGACGTTATCCTCGGGCTTCACGTCCGCCCACACGCGCTTGATGAAGCTGTAGCCGAGGCTGTGAAGAGTCTTGACCTCAACGCGCGCGTCGGTGATTTTTTCCTGCGCCTCGACTTGGTTCTTCTTGTTGAACACCGCGTAAAGCAGCCGGCCAGACTCTTTCGCGTGGGAAAAGGCCTGTTTGATGGTGGTGGTTTTGCCGGTGCCGGCGCGAGCCTGGACAACCAGATTGCCTTCGCCTTCGGCAAACCAAGAGAAAATGGCGCGCTGCTCCTGGGACCAGCAGACCCCGGAGGTGGCGGCAGCGTGCTCGTTCTTGGCCAGGGCGGCGTTCGAGGCGGACTTGCGGTTGACCAGCGCGAGGGCCTTCTCGGCGACCTCGGCGCGGACCGTCCAGCAGCGCTTGGCGGCGTTCCACCGCGCGCCCAGGGCCTTCAGGGCTTCCTTCACGGGAAAAGTATTTCCGCTTATTTCGACGTAGGCTGCCGTTTCACTCATGCGCCAATTTACCCCCGACCACCCGCCCGGTCAAGAGGTATTTCGCTGCGGCACGAAGAAACTTAGGCGAGTCCCGGAACCGGCCCAGGCCGGCGTTGCAGTTGTCGCAGAGAAGGCCACGTATTTTCCCCGATGCGTGGTCGTGGTCCACAGACAGCCGCCGCACGGACCTGTTTTTGCCCTTGCAAATGGCGCAAACCTCACCCTGAAGATGGAGCATCCTTTCATACTGGGCCACAGAAATTCCGTAGCCCCGCTTGAGGTCTCTTGCTCGTCGGTGCTCCCGGTTCCGCTCGGGGTGCTGGGCCCGCCAGCGCGCCATAGCCGCCCTCTGATACGCTTTACGTTCTTCGCTCATGGTAAAAGAGAAGCCCCCGTCCTTGGGGGCCAATACGCGCGCCTACGGTTCCTGTCCTTGGCCGGTAATTAGTGGTTGCCGCTCGGGTTGTTGATGTGTCCGGGAGGCACGAAGCTCCCGCCACCCGCGCCGCCGGTTCCATTTCCTCCGGCTCCACCGGTTCCATTTCCTCCGGCTCCACCAGCCCCGCCGTTAGCCGTTCCGCCAACGCCAACGCTCGTCGCTCCGCCGCCGGACTGCTCGACGTTGGTGTTGCTGCGCGCCGGGCGCAACTGCGTGGCCGCACCGACGAGCCCGCCGGCATTCGCGACAGCCGGAACGAATCCAGGACCGCCCACGCCGTTCAGCACGACGAGGTCACCGGCTTTAGTCAGCCGGCAAATCGTTGTGGTGCTCGGAGCAAACACGCCAGCCGTTTTGATGCGGATGATTTGGTCACCGTTCGGGAGGGTCTTGATGATTTTGACACCGGCTTGCGCCGCATTAGTAACCAGCGACAAGAGAGCCGCTGCCAACAGGGATTTGATGATGTTCATTGTGTTCGTAGGTTAGACGAGATTACTGGTCCCGTCAAATTATGGAAAGTTCAGATGCGCGAACTCTCCGAAGTGCTGTTTCGCCACGGCGTCGTATGCCCGGGCGGCGTCTTCTTCTCGGCTAAAGACCCCGAGATGAAACTGATGACCGCCCTTCTCCAAGACGGCTCGCCAACAAAAGTTCCGATGCCGACTCACGCCCCGAAACTTAGAGGACTTCCCTTTCGCCTTGTTACGAAAAGCCCGGTCATTCTCAATCTTGGTGCAAATGCGAAGGTTGTCTCGTTTATTGTTGAAGGGGTTCCCGTCCTTGTGGTCCACCCGCATTCCCGGGGGAGGGCGCATCAAGAAAGCCCCGAGAGACTCGCTTCGATTGTTTTTCTTATGGGGGTCCCAGATTCCACGTTTTACAACCCAGCCATTCTTGATGCGCTGGGCTTGCCAAGAAAATTTTGATACCTCAGAGAAATCAGTGTCATCCACCGATGCGGTCAATCCCTGTGTAAGGAGGAGGGTTTTCATTCTCCGGTTTTAATCACGGTCGGCTCTCCGCGAAGCTCGGCATCCGACGGCAGGAATTTCTTATAAAAACCTCTGTCAAAGAACATGTTGAACTCGGGACGGACCCGCGTGATGGCCCCCGTCTTAGAGGACATCTTCAGCTCCAGGATAACGCCCCCGATTTCGTAACGGAGGTGTTTCGTGCGGCCAAAAATTGTCTGGTCTTGGAACCCAGGCATCCCGATGATGTGGACATTGCGGTCGAAACTGTAGCTGGAAACGTGATAATGCCCGATTGCCAGGATGGCTGGTTTTTCGCCGCCCTGAAAAGCTTCAACAATCTTCTGTCCCTTGTAGCTTCGTGCGTATGCCGAGCCCCCTCCGGGGTGTTGAATCTTCATGATTTGCTTGAACTCCCCCGCGGTCAACACAATGTCGGCTTCCACATGTCCCAAATACTTCATGTCCTGCCGGCCCAAGCGCTCGCAGACCATCTGAAGGTATGCGCCGAAGTTGAAGCCCTCTTTCTGCCACCAGCCCTCGTGGTCATTGCCGGTGATGAAGTGCGTGGTGATTCCAGGCCGCTGCGGATAGTGGCGCGCACAGTAGAGCGCCTGACCGTCAACGCTGGTCTCGAACACGCTGCCGCCGTTGATGCGGGGCACGTAGCCGTCAACGATGTTGCCACCGTGGAAAACGTCGCGCACTCCCTCGCGGGCGAACAGGTCATACTGCGCGTTGAGAGCGTCGAGGCGTTCCTCGCGGCAGCACAGATGTGTGTCGGCCACGAGCCCGATTTTCGTCCAGGCGTCGCCGTCGAAAACTTCGAGCGGGATGCTGCCGAACTCCGCGGGAACCGTCTTGGCCTGCTCGATGAGCGGGTCTCCGACAACCTCGGCGTCAACGTAGCCGCTGGTCTCGGCGGGTCCTGGCGTTCCTTCGCAACCGATGGGACCAATGTCTCCCACCGTTCCGATTGGTCCCGGAGACGTGCAGACAGCCCATTCCTTGCCGTTCCACTGGCGGGGCAAGCTATCGGGGCCAACCCAGATGGTCTGGTCGTTCACTGTGGCAAGCGGAGTGGCGGAGCACGTCGCCCGATTTGGGCCGGGGTTCGCGGCATCGACGGCAGCCAGTTTTCGAGAGACCACACTCTCCGGGGCGAAGCGCTGGCGGGCGCGGCGAATCGCCGGCTCACTCACACCAAAGTGCATTGCGAGGGTTGCATCACTCCACCCTAGCTTGACGAAGTTCGTCAGGGTGATTCTATCCGTTTGGGTCCATTTCATTGGTAGTGGGTTTCTTCTTAGTTTTGGTTTTGGTGGCTTCAGCCCGTGACTCCGCGGCCATGATGATTTGCTCTTGTGGCGTTTTCAGGAACCGCTGGTCAAAATCTTCGAGCGCTCGTTGGGGCGTTTCACCGACTCCGATGATGGCGTAGCCCCGCTTCTCGATGTCTCCGTAGAAGGCGATGAATTGGGTGCCGTCATTTGCGATGGTGGGCTTGAACTGAACTGATGGGCGCTGCTGCATCTTAGCTCCGTCGGCCTGCGCGGTCAAATAATCCACCTGGGCCTTCTGCACCGCGGCGATGGCGTCGTAAAGCTTGTCGTGCGCGCTGGTATCCCAGCGTGTCTGGTCTTCGAGGATGGCGTCGATACGAGAGCACACGTTGATGAAGCTCAGGCTGGCACTCAGAGCCACGCCGCCATCAATCTTCTTGTCCACCTGTTCCTCGGCCTGATGGAAAAAGTAGTGGCGGTCCTGGCCCAGCAGAAACGGGCTCAGAGCTTGGATGACAGTGTGCAACGTCTCCAGTTGAGAGCGCGTGAGCGCCTCGCGTGTTGGCATTACAGCTTGACCTACTTGGCGCGGGTCTTGGGCAGAGCCCCCGTTCACTTGGCGCGCTTGGTTATTGTTATGGCCCATTGGAGTAAGTGTAGCGCGTCAGCGCAGTTGTCGTCAACTATTGGGACGTTGGGAAAAAGTCTCGCCGCTTCCTGCATCATGAAATCCTTGTTGGCCTTCCCGCTCCCGGTCCCAAACTTTTTCAGCGTGGTCACGGGGCAGCAATCCACTTGGATGTTGTAGTTCCGGCAATACAGCCACACCACGGCGCGGAAGCTGGCCCAGAGCTGGGTCTGCTTGGTGTAGCGAGAAAACTGCACGTCCTCGAACACCAGGAAGTCGACGGGGTTCTCGAACCCTGGCTCGTTCAGGGTCTGGTCGCGCCACACGCTGACAAGCTTGCTGTGCAGAACGGGAATGCGCGCGTCAAGGCGTCGGTCCATGCGGGTCTTCGCAGCCTTGGTGATTGCTTCGTCAGTCATCAGGAGCCAGGAGCCCGCGGTGATTCCCCCGCTGCGAGAGCGGTAGGCCCAGCCGGTCGTGGTTCCGAGGTCGAGAGCGAGGATGGTTTTCACTTCGACGCCTTTCTGAAAGCCTCGCGGAGCTTGGCGACAATCTGACCATGCGCCGCGTGAACAGCCTGACGAGAAACTTTTCGTTGCCGGGCGATGTCAGCCATGCTGATTTTGTCGTGGTAGATGAGGCGGAGAAGAATTTTCTCCGAGGTGGTGAGCTTCGCGCGACAGTTTCGTAGCATGTCGAGGTTCAGCGTCAACTCTTCCTTCTCCATCACGAGTTCGTCTGTGGACGGGGCCAGCTCGGAGATGTGCCTCTGCACCTTCGAGGGCATCGGAGACTGCGAAGTGTCTTCCTTGTCTTCCTCCCGGTAAGGCGTGAAGCCAGGGAACTTATCCGAGTGAGACGACGGTGAGACCACGTTCTTCGACTTCCACAGGCCGGCGATGGCACCGCGCAGAAAAGGCATAAGGTAACGCGTGAAGCGGTTCCCTCGCTCCGGGTCGAAGCGGTCGATGGCATTCATCAGCGCGGCGTTCACGGCGGACACTACTTCGTCGTCGGGGAGCCGTCCGCGGTTTTGCCGGCGGGCGAACCGGGCGGCAAAGAGCAGATGATTGTGAATAAGAAACTCTCGCGCCGCAGTGTCGCCCTTTTTTGCTCGCGTAAAGAGTTCGCGTTCTTCTTCGGGCGTCGTGAGTTTGAAACGGAGGTTTTCGTTCGCACGGTAGTAGTTTGAATCACTCATTGGATTTCTGGTAGATGCTGTCCGTCCTTTGCTCAGGCACTTCCAGAATCGTCATGTTCTTCGGATAGTGTGTGCTACGGTCAATTTCGTAAATGCGGTCCTTGCCGTCGATGATGCGAATCTTGAAGCGGCTGCTCTTGCTGAGCACCGTGATGTCCTTCTTGATTCGGTCCAGGTCGAACTTGCGGAGGATGTCCGTCATCCCGGGGACCTGCGTGAACTGCTGGTAGAGGTCGAAACAGGTTCCCTTCCACACGTCAGCGCTGGGCTCAATCTGAATGAAGTAGACCTTCATCCACGCGTTAATCAGCTCCGCGAGGTTCGAGGCGCGGCTGCTCTGCTGCGCTGACACGACCATGAGAGGATTGTGGTAGGGTAGGATGCTGCCGAAACGCTGGTCCTTCGGGCTGTCGCTGCGGCATTGCTCGGGGATGACATAGTCCAGGAGGAAGCGGGCGAACCACGGCAACTCCCTGGCCAAAATCTCTTTCATTTCGCCCCAGCCGGGCATGGGCTTGGTCCGCTCCTGCGCCAGGAACATCATGACCTTGTCAGCCATCTCGGCATCGAGGTCGGGAGGCGTGAAGGACACGGAGTCCATGTTGCAGGTGATGACGGTCCGCGCGCAGTTTCCAATCACGCCACCGATGCGGAACTTTTCGTTGCACTCCTTCGCGGGATTGGCCACGCCCTGCTTCACCTTCTCGCAGAACTTTCTCCACACCGGGGAGTTGGTCTCCATCGAGGTGTCATCGACGGCATGATACGCGTAGTCGAAAAGCTGAGAGTTGAACTGCGTTTCGTTGAGCAGATGCGACTTGGCCTCGGCGTAGCCTCCGCACAACTGCCCAATCACCTCGCGGCTCTGAAAAGTTTTTCCGCAGCCGACGGGCCCGCCGATGTAGAGTGCGTGGCCGGGTGTCAGGTTCCGGTTGTAGCAGCCCTTGTAGAGGTGGCTGGCCCAGCTCAGGAAAAAGGCTAGTTGCTCGGGCGTGGCGAAGAAGTTGTCGTAGAAGTCGGAGAGCCAGGGAAACTGTCCCTCGGGCCCCCAGATGGCGATGCCTTCCGCGGGTGCAATCGCATCGCGCGTGTGGGTGTTCAGGTAGTAGTGCCCGTTGAAAAAGATTTTGCCCTTGGGCTCGGAGAACGCGAAGCTGGCGTGCGCCTTCACCCGCTGCTCGCTGTGGATGTAGACGAGGGCCGCGTCGATTTCGGAGAAGCGTTCGCCTTTCTTCTTGCTGACCTCGCGCGACAGCCCGCGCATCACGACCAGCTCGGTCGTAAGGTTGTCCTTGTTCAGGATGTCCCAGCGACCGCTCTCCCGTTTGAGCGCATAGTCCTTCCCGTCGAAGAAAATGTCTTTGACTGCCGTGCCCACGCGGTTCTCTTCGTAGCGCTTCACCCAGTCGGCACCGAGCAGCTCGGACCAGCTCCACCAGCCCTTGCCGAGACGGTTGGCGTGGTCGGAGAAGGTCTTCATCCCGTTGTCGCAGACGAGCGCAGACTTCGGCGACGTGGAACCGTCAACCCAGAAGGTCGGGCCCTGCGAGCCTTCCACAAAGTCGCCTTCCCATTCCTTGAAGCGAGGATACTTGTCGGCCAGCTCGCGGAAACGCTCAGCAACCACCTTCGCGGGAATCACGACGCCCGGCTCGAAGTCCTTCCACGAATACGAGCGGCTCAGCTTCACCAGCCAGCCAGCCACCAAGGCGTGCGGGACTGGGTCGGGGTTGACTTGCTTCCACTCAGAGCCCAGCGTGTAGTAGCGAGAGGGTTCGAGGTAGCCGGAGTCGAGGTTCGAGAGCTGCTGAATCGGCAGGAACTCGTGGAGGCTCTTGAGAAGGAACACGGTGAAGTTGCGGGAGGAAAGCAGGATGGGCACCGCGAAAATCCAGATGAGCCGCCAGTTGCCGGATAGGGATTTTTCAACCCAGTTGGGCTTGATGTCCATTCGCGCAATCGCCGATTCGATTTCCACCCAGGTGAACTTTGCGTCGTAGTCGCCAACGAAGGCGCGCATCTCTCGCGGCGTGCCGGCGTTGTCCTTCGTGTCCTTCCCGCTCACGCGCGCGTTCTCGTTCACGCACACGAAACCAGAGTAGAACACGTAGTCGGTCTCGGGAAGATTCGCCCAGGTGGTCCGGGCTACCTTGTCTGCAAAACAATTTTGGGGAACCAGCGAGAGAAGGTCGAACTCCCACGGGTTGCCTTCAAAGGTTTCGGTCGAGGAAAGATTCTTGAGGTATCGCACAGCTTTGTAAGAGTATTCCAGGCTTGGGCCTTGTGTCAACTACTTGAGGTAGTGCGGGACCTCTTTCGCTTCCGCGGTGAGCGGACAGCCCTTCAACCACTCCGGGCACTGCGACATCACGTCTTGAACATCCTTGGCCGTTACTGACTGGTCCACCTCGTTCACGGCCTCGTCATGCGCGGTGAACAACACTGTTCCGTCACCAAAGTTTCTATCCAATTCGAGGCAGTGAAAGCCGAAAACATCCCGGGCGATTGCCTGCACCATGTTTTCCGTGAGCATCCCGCCGTAAAAGGGCACGCGCATCAGCCGGCCATTCTTGATGGCTTCGGCCCGCACGCAGAGCCGCTTGCGCCAGCCGCCCTTCTCTTCGTCGTAGTGGCTCACCCACTCGCGCGCCACCTTGCGATAGGTCAACGCGCGCCCCGATGGCAGCTCGACGGTGAACTCTCCGTCAATCACGCTGTCCTTGTAGGCCTTGTCGAGATGCTTCCACAGGGCCACGATTTTTGGATTGCGCTCGCGGAACTCCTTCACGCACTTCTTCGAGAAGGAGCCGTAGCCGGAAACCATCTTGGGCTTCATGTCCTTGTCGAACATGGGCAGGCCCTCGTCATTCAACACCGGGATGAACTCGGGGTCGTCCTTGGTCACGTCACAGCGCGCTTGGTCCCAGGCCAGCTTGATGAACTTCTCCCAGGCGCACTGATAACCGAGGCCCAGCACCTGCGCCTTGCTCAGCGCGTAGCGGTCCTTGTCCTGCTTTTTCAGGTCTCCGCCGGTCCAGCCCATCTGCTGGCGTGCGAAGGCCTCGTAGGGCGACTGGCCACCCGCCATCATGTCGAGCAGCTCTTGGTTGCCCGTCACCCAGGCCAGCACGCGCGGCTCAATCTGGGAGAGGTCGGACACAATCATTTTCTTACCGGGCCGCGGGATGAAAATTGAGCGGAGGTCGAGCGTGGCCGTGACGTATCCGGGCAACGGCTTCTTCTCAATCTGGGTGACCTCGATTTCCTTCAGGCGGTCGGGCTCGTTGATGAGCGTGCCCTTGTCGTCGCGATAGAGCGGCTCCTTGCGCGGGTTCTGCATGTTCACGCCGCCGTCACCGGACCAGCGGCCCGTGTGCGCTCCGAAATACTTCAGGCGAAATTGCAGGATGCCCTCGGGCGTGAGGCGCTCCTTGATGGTTTCGAGCGAACCCAGGAAAAGGTTGATGCTCCTTCGCTTGGCAACGTTGGCCACCCAGGTGAACCGCGGCGCGTAGGTGGCTTCCCACTCGTCGAAGGCTTCCTCGCCCTCGTGCGCCTTCACGGGCGGCGAGGGAATGCCGGCCCTGCGGCAGTGTTCCGCAATGGCTTTCGGGGACGTTGGCGCGTGGCCCTCCTGAATCCAAGGCAGAGAAGCTTCACAGTCCTTCAGCATGGTGTGCGCCGTCTTGATGTAGTCGATGAGCTTCGGCACGTCGATTTGAATCCCGCGCTTGCCCTGGCGCATGGTCTGGTCAGCGAGCGCTCGCTCGAACGCCGGCCACCTGTGCCCGTGCTTGATGAAAAGCTCGCGCGTGGTCACCGAGTCGCGCCGGCCATACTTCACCATCTCGTCCCACCAGCCCTCGGCCTTAATCTGGTCAGCGGTTTTGCCGTTCGCCTTTTCCCGCGCGTGCTTGTCCAACTCGATGCCGAGCAAAAATTTTGCGGCCTCTTCGAGAGACCTGCGGTTACAGAGAAAAGCCGACATGTTCGCGGTGCAGAACCAGCCCGTGATGAGCTTGTAGATGTCCGGGGCCTGCCCCATTTCCGTGAGCCTCTCCTGCACGCCCGAATCGAAGTGCGCGTTGTGTGAAACCAGCGTAGCGCCTTCTAGGGCGTTGAAGTTGAAGTCTCGCGGATGCCCGGCCCAGGTCTCGGTGTCGTCGGCAACCGTCAGCAAGTAAGCGTCGAACCGCGGGCTGTGCATGTAGGCGTAGTCGCCCATCTGCGTGACGCTGAAGCCGCCTCCCTTCTTGCTCTTGTGATAGAAGGTTTCAAAGTCGAACCCAATGATGCGGCTCATAAAGAAGGCCCGGCGGAGGGTATGCCAGGGACCGGAGTTGCACCGGCTGCCAGCCACATTTTCCTTAGTGCCGGGAAAGTCATGTCAGATTGTAACAGAGCGAAAGGGACAGGTCAAACCAGAGAACCCGGGTATCTGCCAAGCGAGGCGCTCCAATTCCGCAGCGGCCTCTTCGCGTTTGCGTTCCCATTCGCAGCGCACGTCCGCCGGCTGATTGTGGTCGAGGGCCATTTGCCAAGCCTCTTTCCAGGCCTCGCTGACGCGCTGATATTGTTCTTCCGGGGACACAAAAAGTGGGCCGGCACGCTCCCTGTTCGAAGTTGCGTGCCGGCCCGTGAACAGGGCGCGTTAGCTTCCCGTGATTTGCTTGATGAACGAGCGCAGAGCCTCGCTCGTCTTCGTGCCGGCCTTGAGCACCGTGACGTAGGCCGTGTTGCCCGTGCCGTAGGTCTTCAGCTTGGTGCCGCAGGTGTAGGTGAACGACGTGTAGCCGTTGGCGGCGAGATGCCCGGCCTTCTTGTCGTTGCGGATTACGGAAGCCCCTTCCGTAA